CTTAGCCCTGCTCTTATGGATTATGCCGGCACTCTCTGCCTTATTGGCACTCCCGGTCCTGTTCCCTCAGGCTTCTTCTATGACACTAGCAACAATAGTGGTTGGAGCCACCATTCTTGGTCTTTTTGGGATAACCCTCACATTCCTGCTAAAGCTGGACTAACGCACAAAGAGTTGTTTGAGCAGGAGCTGGCCAATCGCGGCGTAACCACCGAAGACCCTAGCATTCAACGCGAGTGGTTTGGCAAATGGGTGTTGGACATCAACGCTCTGGTATATCGCTATGATGCGGCTAAAAACGACTACGTTGGCCTACAAACCGCCCCTCACACGTACATCCTAGGGATTGACATCGGGTATGACGATGCTGACGCCCTGGCCATTCTAGCATGGAATGAGACTAGCAAGCTCACCTATTTAGTAGAGGAAGTGATCACTAAGAAACAAGGCCTCACTGAGCTAGTAGGCCAGATTGAAGTGTTGCAGAAGAAGTACGACATATCCAAGATAGTCATGGACATGGGCGGGCTAGGTAAGAAGATTGCAGAGGAGATTATACGCCGGTATAAAATCCCAGTGGAAGCGGCTGAGAAAAGCCGTAAAGCGGAATACATCGAGCTACTTAATGACTCCCTACGCACAGGGTCGCTTAAGATCAAAGCAGGTAGCCGATTCGCTCATGATGCTATGCGAGTGGAATGGGACTATGACAAGTCCACCCCCGATCGCAAGGTAGTGTCCAACAAATACCACAGTGACATCTGCGATGCTGTGTTGTATGCGTGGCGCTATAGTTATAGCTTCACCTACCAAGCTCCCAAACCTCAACCAAAGTACGGCACTGACCCATTCTGGAAGGAAGAGGCAGAGCGTATGGAGGAGGCCGCTGAGGAGCACTTTAAGCAGCTTGAGGAAATGGACAAAGACCCATATAAATGGTAATTAGTCAATAGTTTTAGTAAAGATTTGCAGTCTACGCACTTATGGGTAGCCCACCCCCGGGGGGGATAAGAAGTTACTAATAAGGCTACTAATACAGTAGCACCCCCAAACCAGCCTTAAGGAAACATGAAACAGAGTTTAGCGATTGCACACGCGATCCGCAGTAAGATGAAGAAGCCCGCCGTAGTTGAATCCCACGGTCATGAAGAAGCGGAGCACGAGGATCGCTCGCTCGCTATGAAAGACTCCTACCCAGAAGGTGAAGCTGAGAGCGACACCGAAGCCCAGGATGAAGGCGATGGCAAGGAGCCTCTCGATAACGAAGAAGGCAACATGGATCAAAAGAAGGATCGCATGGAGCGCGTCATGGGTATGATCCGCAATCGTCACATGGGTAAACGTTCCTAATTAACCTTTTTGTTAAGGGCAATACTTAATGGAGCCTAAACGTCTAGCCCAATACGCTCGCATGTGCCGGAAGCTTGGTATTACTAAGCTAACGGTCGGTGATGTGAGCTTTGAGATAGAGCTAGCGTTTAGTCCCGCGCCCAAGGTCACCTCTAAAGTAGGCGATATCACCTCTAATTCAGGTGACGACAAGATTGAAGTAGATGAGTTGGATGAGGAATCTCTCCTATACTGGTCTGCCACGGGAACTAACATCTAACGTATATGGCACCTAAGATTACAAAGCGCCCTAAAGTTGAGCGTGAGACAATCACGGTAAAGACTAAGCAGGGCTCCACTAAGAAGTCCCAACCCAGCAAGTGGTGGGAAGGTGCGACCAAGGAAGAGCGCGCCATTAAGCTGCTAGAAACAGCGAGCTATTTAAAGGAGACTGGTCAGTACGCATACCGACAAGCCTCTATGTACTCCCGTTTATATAACAACATGCCTTTATATGGCGTGATGGGAGGCAGTTTAAGCGCCAACGCAGGGCAGGCTAACCAGCTGCCGTTGGACCGTCCTACGATGAACGTCATCCAATCTTGTGTGGATACGCTTATCAGCCGCATCACTCAGTCCCGCCCCCGCCCCGTGTTCCTCACAGACAACGGCGACTACAAAGCCCGTAATCTCGCGAAACAACTTAATCAATTCGTAGCAGGCGAGCTGCACCAGACCAAAGCCTATGATAAGAGCGTGATGATGCTCTTGGACGCTGCTGTACTAGGCACCGGCGTCTTGAAAGTGTATGAAGTCGATAAGAAGGTGTCATTACAGCGCATTCTACGCACTGAAGTGCTCATCGACAGCAACGACGGTATGTACGGCGAGCCTAGGAGCTTATACCAGATCGCTCTCATCGATCGTGATGTGGCTATTGCGTGCTGGCCTGAGAAGAGAAGCGTTTTAGAACGTGCCGAACAAGCCTACCCTGACGCTCACAGTGAGTCTTCCAAGACCACCTCAGACCAGATTATGTTGGTTGAAGGCTGGCATCGACGCAGCGGTGAAGAAGCCGCCGACGGCAAGCATACAATCGCTTGCTCCGCTGGTGAGATCATTGAAGAGCGCTGGGATAAGGATCGCTTCCCCTTTGTATTCCTCAACTATTCCAATCGTATGCTCGGCTTCTGGGGCCAACCCCTGACAGAGCAATTGATGGGCACACAGCTAGAGATCAATAAGTTATTAGCTACGATCTCTGCCAGCATCAACCTGGTGGGTGTGCCTCGTGTGTTTGTAGAGGACGGGAGTAAAGTTGTTAAGGCTCATCTTAATAATCAAATTGGCGCCATTGTCACATACAGAGGTACGAAGCCTGAATATACAGTGGCTCCTTGCGTACCTGCCGAAATCTATGCACAATTACAACGCCTCGTGGAGTACGCCTACCAACAGTCGGGGGTGTCTGCGCTTGCTGCTACAGCTAAGAAGCCTGAAGGATTAAATTCAGGCGTGGCAATGAGAGAGTATGATGATCTCCAATCCGATCGGTTTGCTGCTCTTGTCCGACGCTATGACAATATGTTTGTTGATCTTGCGTATCAGATCATAGACTTAGCAAAGGACATCGCGGAACGTGAAGGTAGCTACCAGAGTGTATACCCCAACAAAGACGGAACTAGAGAGATTGACCTCCCTGCTTCAGACTTGCTTAAAGACCCTTTTGTCATCCAATGCTTCGACGCGAGCAGCCTGCCTCGTGACCCTGCAGGACGTATGCAGAAGGTCACCGAACTGATCCAAGCTGGTATGATCGACATCAAGGAAGGACGACGCCTACTTGACTATCCAGACCTCCAGCAGAATGAGAAGCTGGACAACGCCTGCGAAGAGCGCATCCTCCAGATCCTTGATAAGATTGTGGAAGACGGCGAGTACACGCCTCCAGACCCATTTATGGACCCTCAGCTGGCTATTAAGCTGAGCAAAGACTACTATAACCTTTATGTACCTAATAAGCTTGAAGAAGACAAGGCAGAGATGCTGCGCACCTTCAACGCACAGGCAGTAGCGCTTATGCAAGCGACTATGCCTCCGCCTATGGCTGCGCCTGGAGGCGCTCCCTTAGCCACACCCGAGCCTTTACCCACAACCCCGCTCTTGCCACAAGGCCAGGGCTAACAGAAAGTATCCAGACAGATGCAGATCACCACTAAAGACACCACCGCCCCAGTAAGTACTACGGTCACCACCCAACCTACGCAGGATGCACGCCGATTGGCTGCCATTGCTAAGATTGAGGGAGGGCGCACAACCCCCGCTAATATCGCTCAGGATGGCTCAGGACACGTCGCTGAGGCGACCCCTAGCCCTACCCCTACCCCCGGGACGGCAGAGGCTCCTGAGGCATCCTCGACTAAAGTAGACACCGCTCACATCAAGCAGCTGGCAGACCGGGAGAAGGCGGCTTGGGCGCAGATTAAGCAGCTGAAGGCTGAGAAGGCAGCGTTGGAGGCGGACAAGTCCAAGGCTGTGGAAGGGCGCCTGACCAAAGAGGAAGCGGTTAAGTTGTTGCGGCAAGACCCAACTAAGCTCGGGCTCACGTATGAAGAGCTGGGACAGATGTTCCTTCAAGGGAATCAACCAGTTGACCCTATGGTCGCTAAGCTCCAGGCTGAGATTGAAGAGCTGAAGGGCACGGTGGAGAAGACCACCACAGCTCAGCAAGAGCAGGCTAAGCAAGCGTATGAACAGGCTTTAAGACAGATTGAGACCGAGGCTAAGGCTTTGGTCGCAAGTAACGATGCGTATGAGATCACGCGATCCCAGGGAGCTGAGAGTGCCATCACTAAGCTCATTGAAACGACGTATCAAGAAGATGGTGTATTGATGAACGTAGAAGAAGCTGCTGCCCAGGTAGAGGCCTATCTTGAGGCAGAGGCAATTGCGTTATTCAATAAGTCCGCTAAGTTAAAGGGTAAGTTGGTACCCGCAGAGACAAACACCACTCCCGTGCAGGGTGACGCACAGAAGCAAGCAACTCAAATGCAGACACACACACTGACTGCTGCAATGTCGCAAGCGTCAACTAAACCCCTGAATGCACGTGAACGGGCCATAGCGGCCTTTAATAAGCATTCTCGATAGGTTGTACGGGCCGCCACAAGCCTTCCCGTAGACCTTAAGTAAGGATACCACGCCAATGGCTGCGTATTCAAACGTATCTAACCAGATAGCAGCTCTTAAAGAGTTGTACACTGGTGATGATTACATGAAGGATCTGGTTTATAAAAAGAACCCGCTCCTCGCCCTGATCCCTAAAGATGAATCCCCGTCGGGTTTCGCTGGTAAATATATCCCAGTTCCTCTGGTGTATGCTCCTCCAGTCGGCCGCTCGGCTAACTTCGCTAACGCACAGAACAATCAGACTGCTCCTGGGGTCAATAGCTTCTTCGTTTATCGTGTAAGCAACTATCAGTTGGTCACGATCACTAACGAACTGCTTGAAGCCACTAAAGACAACGCTGGTGCGTTCGTTGATGAAGCTAAGTTGAACATGGATACCGGTTTCCGGTCCATTTCGAATGACTTGGCCCTTGACCTGTACGGCGACGGCTCCGGCTCGCGTGGTAGCATCAGCTCCATCTCGACTGGCGTTATCGCCCTCACTCAGTCGGCTCAGATCGTTAACTTCGAAGTTGGTATGACCCTGAACAGCTATAGTCAATCTGGTAGCACTGCTACTGTGTCGACTGGCGCGGCTCTTGGTTATGTCGTTGCAGTTAACCGCTCCTCTGGTCAATTGACTGTGTCCGCCACTGCCGGCGGCGTGGCTGGTACCCCTTCCAACTGGTCGACCTCGTTTCCTCTCCTTGCCGTGCAAGGTGACGTTAACTTCGCCTCGGGCGGGTTAGCGATTGGTAACGGGTTGGCTCAGAAGATCGCGGGACTCCAAGCCTGGATCCCCACGACTGCTCCTGCTTCTAACGACAGCTTCTGGGGCGTTAACCGCTCTGTAGATGCTACTCGTTTGGGCGGCGTGCGTTTCAACGGTCAGTCGGAAACGATTGAAGAAGCGTTGATCGACGCATCAGCTCTCGTGGCTCGCGAAGGTGGACAGCCTGATATGTGCTTTATGAGCTTTGCCTCGTACAGCGCACTTGAGAAGTCCCTTGGAGCGAAAGTCCAGTATGTCGATGTGAAGCATGAAGAAGCGGACATTGCGTTCGCAGGTATCCGCATTCACGCGCCGTACGGTCCTATCACGGTCATCCCGGACCGCAACTGCCCGTCGCAAACAGCTTACCTGTTGCAGATGGACACGTTGAAGCTCCGCTCGCTCGGTAAAGCACCGCACATCCTCACGTACGGACTCGAAGGCCTTGAAGGCTTGCGCGTCGGTAACGCGGATGCGTTGGAGATTCGAATTGGCTACTACGCCAACTTGATCTGTAACGCTCCAGGGTGGAATTGCGTTGTTCAACTCAGCGCCTAATTAGCTAAGTAGGTTGGGTGGCCCCCTCCGTCTTAGGCGGAAAAACACCAAATTTTCTTTGCTCACTAGCTGTGGGATTGTCCCTCAGCGGTACCCGTATAGGTAGTCGGTTCCTATCCGGTGAATGTTGACACTGACACACTAGGATAAACAAATGGCCAATAGGCTGATGAAGCAGTTTCGAGGAGCCCTCGAACCTGTAGTAAAAGAACTGTTCCTGCAAGTTACCTTTGGTAGCACGGGAGCCCCCACCCTAACCACTAGCATCACGCTGCCCAACCAACAAACTGTCAACCCCTCTAAAGGGATTGCTAGCATTGTTCGTACAGGCGCAGGTGCTTACACGATCAACCTATCTGACAGCTATGTTCGCACGATGATGGTAAACCAGCTCTTTAGCGGTGCAGCAGCTCCCTCTGCTCCTGAGATGCATATGGTAGCTGATAACGCTGCAGTGCTTGCTAGCCCAAGCATTCAAGTGCAGTTTAGCTCGGCAGGGGTCGCGACTGACCCTGCTTCGGGTGACGAAGTGTTGATGCAGATTGTATTCTGCGATAGCACCGCTCCTTAATTCAATGGGGGAGGGAGGAAACTCCTTCCCCTTACTTTTTATGGTATTGATGAGATACTTACTAATCGCTTTGCTCCTGTCCAGCTGCTCCACCCTGCCTCTTAAAGAGCAGGGTACGCCTGTGCTCATGCTTCGCGGACTCTTTGGAGGCGGAACAGGCTTTGTCATTCGCAGCCCTTATACCGGCAAGCGGTATATCATGACCAACGCACATGTGTGCGACGTGGCATCGATTGTCTCCCCCACCGAAGAGCTGCCCTACATGCTGAAACCCCTTAAGATCGCAGACAACACAGACCTTTGCCTGGCTGAAGTGGGTTATGCACAGGGTACACTTGAGCTGTCTAAAGAAGCTCCGCAAGCTTTTGATCGCATTCACATCTTAGGCTACGGCCTGCTCCTCCCCCTCACCCTAACAGAAGGCACCTACGTTGGCACAATCTTAGGTCAAGTGCTTGCGGTAACAAACCCAGGGTATGGCACAGCGCCCATCCTGCCTGGCAATAGCGGCTCCCCTGTCTTGAATGACAAAGGGGAAGTGATTGGTGTTGTATACGCGTCCGGCGGCTCCATAGACAATCGAGTGATCATGGTGCCTATGTCGGATATTTACCGCTTTATGGAAGGCTACTAATGAGCGCTCCTGCAATTCCTTCGAACCTGCAAGTACAACAGGGTAATGGGCAGGTGTTAATTACCTGTAACCAAGTGGTGGGAGCTACGTCCTACCCAATCCAACGCTCCCTAGACAATGTCACATTCACGCTTATAGCGTCTCCGGCTGTCCCACAGTACGTCGACACGAGCGTTACTGTGGGTACACAGTACTACTATCAGATCGCGTCGTCTAATGGCACCGCAAGCGCTTATACAACGTCTCAGAGCGTGGTTCCTACCCTTCCTGGGCAGATGACCCTTAGCCAACTTAGGCTTCTGTCTAAACAAAAGGCAGACCGGGTAAACAGTCAGTTCATCACCGACAGTGAGTGGAACACCTACGTCAATCAGAGCTACTTTGAGCTGTACGACATCCTCGTGCAGAAGTACGGTAATGAATACTTCGTAGCCCAGCCTGCTCAGTTTCTCACATATGGCTCTTCTTCCAGCTCAGGTAACCAGTTCTACCCTCTCCCCGATGGTATCACTTCCTTCTTAGCAGCTGATGGGAGCACCTTTGTCCCCAAAGCCATGTATAAGCTCCTGGGAGTTGACCTAGGTATTGGCACCAACAACAATGCTTGGATCACGCTGAAGAAGTTTATGTTTATCAGCCGCAATCGGTATGTCTACCCGCAGCTCACTACCAACCTCCTTGGTGTGGCTGGACTGCGCTATCGCTTGGTTGGCAATCAGATTGAATTCATCCCCCAACCCGCTAACGGACAGTACATCCAACTGTGGTACATACCACGTATGGCTACGTTGCTTAAAGACACCGACATTGCGGACGGTGTGAGCGGTTGGACTGAGTATATCGCGGTTGATGCAGCTATTAAGGCCCTTCAAAAGGAAGAGTCTGACGTGACGGTGTTGGCATTGCAGAAGCAAGCGCTCCTTGATCGTATTGAAGCAGCTGCTGAGAACAGAGACGCAGGCGAGCCTGAGACCATCTCCGACACGCGCCGATATACAGACCTATATGGTTTCGGATCACCACAGGGCGACGGGCCGTTCGGGGGCTTCTAGTAGATGTTACCTTACATCCATTCAGACGACCCTAAGCTTAATAAGATGCAGACTACTTGGGGTAGTCAGCTCAACCCTTTGCTTGCTAATGTTTTGTCAAATGCTATTCAACTAAAGGACGTGAGACTTGTTACTGGTGTTAACAATATCAATCATCTTTTGGGCCGTACTCCTCAAGGATGGTTTGTGGTAGATGCTGCAGCAGCGGTGACTTTGTATCGTAGCCAGCCCTTTGA